CCTTTGCCCGCTTCCACTGTAAAGCTCAAACCATTCGTTCCGCTTGGGGCCGAACTGACAGCAGCTTTGCCAAAATTTGAGAATTTGAGTCCCATGTCTTACCCTTCAATTAAGCCAGCCATTACCCCGGCATGATCGTTCGCGCAAGTGGAATGCACTCTCCCTATAGCCTTCCCATGATTCGGGTACGCAATGGCGAGCGTGTGTGGCATCTTGCCGCTCTCATGCTGGCGTCCGCTACCCGGATTGCAAATAGCTGGTCGTGATACTGAGCCAATTGCATATTCGTATAGGGTTTCTTGGGTGATAGCATCAGTCTCGCCAGAGCGCCATGAATGATTGCCTCGCGGTATTCATCAAATATCGAATCGTCTATTCCGAAAGCATCGGGTGAAGGCTTGAGCGCCACGGTCATTGCCAGCGTTCCGGAAGTACTGGGAATTGGCATCAATATCAATGACGTTGTGCTAGCCCCCATATATTCCGGCATGCCTGTCCGGTCGCGCCAACCGGATATCTCTCTATCCGCTTCAGCGCGTGAAAAACCGATTTTTCTGCCGTTGAACTCAGCGCGGATGATGGCATGCACCACGGCTCCGGCTGGCGGGGCAAAGGCATATGATTGGATGTTTGGCATGACAGGTATATCCGGATGGTCATATACCCATGCCAGCGAACGTTCGCAGAAGTTAATGGCGGCCAGGCGTAAGGCGACATCCATCGCAGCAAGCGGGCAGCCCGGGACGTCTGGTGCGGCCAGATCGTAAAAATCGCTCCAGGTTTTCATGGTTGTGCCTCGGTTGTAAATAATTGTACGAATGCTGCGGCACGGCCCGAATTCACATGCTCGTCATCGGTCATTTCCGCCCGGGCGGTCACATAATCCGCGAGCGTCTGGATATATCCGCCGGGTAGCGGAAACGTATCGTCAAGTGTCGCATCCCCGGCCGGCAAGCTGCCGAATTGTCCTATGAACAGGTCTGGTCTGCGCTTGAGGATTTGCAATATGCCGTGATTGGCATAAAGTAGTAGCGTGGCATCCGGATATCGCGCCTTGTCGTCATCGTTGAGCGGCGTGCGTGCCAGATCGACGATTGACTGATACGTGAAAGCCATTATTCGGCTTCCGCCTGGCGTTTTCCAAACAGCGCGACAACCTTGTGCCGTAGCACGGTTTCACTCAGGCGCTTATCCAGCCGCTCGTTATATTCGCGCTCGGCGAACTGAACCAGGGCAGCTTTATCCATGGCGTGGAAATCGATAACCGGAAGCGGCTCTTCCACGGGACTCTCTTCCTTTTCCAGCCCGATTGGCTGCTCATCCTTCCGTTCCTCGGCGTCAACCTTTATCCAGGTATCCGTGTAACGAACGAGACGTTCTGCCACCTCGGCGGTTACGCCGCGCACCTGCCCGGGCTCCCAATGCAGCCCAACCCCGCGGATGCTGTCGTGCTTATTGCATTTGCCGATGTACTGTACTTGCATTTAAAAACCCCAATAAAAAAGGGCGCTCCCCATTTCCGGGTAAGCGCCCAATTCAACATCGTTTCGGGAAATCGTTACTTGACGCCCAATGCATCGCCCTTGACGATTGCCGTAACCCTGCCGGAGGCGAAGGTGGCGGCACTAGCGGTCAGCGTAATGATCAAGTACACCGGCTTCTCGAATTTGATGGGCTGAAAAGCCAGGGATGAGCGACCGGCGTTTCGGAGCAGAGGATTTCCTGCTGCGGCAAAATAATCATCCACCGCAGCAGGTCCATCTGCAACATTGACGGGCGTATAACCCACCTTGCATGCCAGTGCCGGTGCGGGATTACTGTCCAGTTTGTCATTGACGATATCCACATCCGTCACCATTGCCCCGGCAGGAATCAGCGTGGCGTAATAAATATCACCGGATGTGCCAGCGGTTGGGGTAACAGTGCTAAACCCGATCCAGCCATTCCCATAACCACCCATGAAGCGATCTCGATTCAGGTCATTTGCCTTGAAAGTTGCCACTAAAAATTCTCCTTGTAAATTGGAAGACTGGCGGGACAACTTGAGTCCCGCTTATATCAGGATGACTTACAGCGGAACCGCGGAGTCGACAGCTATGACGCCAAAGTCCGTCGGGACTTTCGATCCGGTTCCATCATCAATCGACATCCGTATCTTCGCGTGGCCGCAAACCTTCTCGCCCATGACTTCAAGGTTGCTCTCGAAGTTGTACCAATGCTCTTTCCAGCCGTATTGCATGCCGCTTACCTTGGTCCTGCCGTAGGCAATACCGAGGGCCTGTGCGCCAAGCAACAGGCCGCGCTCGACGGCATAGCCGGCGGTCAGCGCAGGATTTATCTGCTGATCGGTTTCAGTAGCAGTCATGGCATTCGCCGAAGTAACGATCTTGGTGGAGTCGCCCGGCAGGAAGCGGATAGCCCGCTCATTTTTGATCACCAGAATGCCGTTCCACATCCCGACTTCACCAGCAAACAGCGGATGGCGGACGTCCAGATAGGCCGCGCGGTTTACTGCATTCTGCTGAAATGCGCGCAGCGAACCTTCTGTAAGCAGTATCGAATACTGATTCGGTGTCGCAAGAAATACCCACATCTTCGAAGTCTGGGCCGCCCGATCGCCCCCTAGCTGGACAGATTGCAGCGGCTGATCCATGTCATCCAGCTTCTTGCGCAGCAGATCAAGATGAACCAGTTTCAGCGCATCTGTGGAAACGATGGAGCCTAATTGCTGTCCACCGGGAGTTAACCCTGCTCCGTTTACCACGAAATGGCGGTTGTAGGTAGGAGCCTTTACCGGGTTGACCATAACGGAGGCGAAACTTGAAGCGCTTTGAAGCGGAATTGTCCAGTCCGCTCCAGTTTGCGAACCGCGAGCCCCCGCCAGGTGCACCAGCGAAGTTTGCGATGCGAGACGCGGGAAATAACCGGACAATTGCGCCAGTGCGATTTCGCGTAGTTGCTGTTTGGTGCGTTGTTGCGACATGCTGCCGCCCGCATCAACTACTTTACTGGACAGATCGATCCTGATGTCCATTGAGGAGAACGAGAGCGCACTGCCGCGGCCTTCGCGGTTAACGTCACCCATGAGCGGCTCGCCACCGATGGTATCGACCAGATCGAGCGATACGACATCACCCGCGTTTTTCATCAGGTTATCGATACGCACAATAGGCATGCCAGGTTGAGTCTGGCCCGCCATCTTTTCCATGGCGGCCGCAGGCTCAACCGGTCCAACCAGATTTTCCATTGCGCTCGTACCCTTCAGGGTGTTCGCAAAAAGCGCAGCGCTATAATGTTTGACGGCGAGTGAACTGCCGCTTCCTACATTGGTTTCAGCCATTTAAAATCCTTAATCAAGCTCGGCTCTCAGGGCCGCGGCCTTATGAGCGGGCATGCTCATCAGCTTACGAGCCAGCTCATGCGGGCTCATTGCACTGATCTCATCGCTCACTGTTGCCGGCGCGCCTCCCTGAATATCCGAAAGGGTTGTGGGTTTCCTTACCGGAGCGCTTGATAGCTTCGCTTTCGCTTCAGCTTTTACTGTCTCCGGATCGGGTTGTTTTCGTGGTGAGGACGCTTCTGGCATGATGGCCCTGACACGGCGGACAACTTCATCAAACCTCTCCGAGTAGGGCTTGTTTGCCCATCTGGAATTGGTTCTCAAGATTTCGTCCTGCCTCAAGGCTTCATCCCACGCTTCCGGATCGCTGCTCTCCCAGTGGACGAGATCGGGATTATTATCCTTCGCCTCGGCGACCTGCTCGGCGACACTCAACTGTTTCGCGCGCTCGGATTCCTCTCTTTCGTTCTCTCTCTCGCGCTTCAATTCTTCAAGCGTCTGTTCCAGCTTCTCGCCTTGCTTCCGGCTTCCTTCAAGTACGGCGCTGATTACCTGATGAAGCTCTGGCATATCCTCCTTGAGCGCTTCCAGATGCCGGGCGATCGCATCGTCCGCCTCGGCCACATCTGTTTTGCTCCTGGCCTCATCCTTTTGCTTCATGAGCCCCTCCAGCTTGCTCCGGGCGGCCTGTACAGCCTGCAATTGCTCTCGCAGCACTGAATTCTCCACCCGCAGGGCCTTGTGCTTTTCATAAGGAATTATCCCTTTGCCGCTCTTGTTCAGAACGACCGGTTCATCCTCATCCTTATCAACAGGAGTGTCATCAAGCGCACCTTGCTGAACTTCTCGTTTAGGCTGATCCGCCGTCGTTTCCTCCGGTACTTCCTCTTGCGCTTCCTTTGGCGCTCCCTGTATGCCTAAAATTTCAGAAAGCTTGCCCGGATCATTCTCAAGCATCTCGATTTGTTCCGGCGTCAGGTTTGCAACTTGTTCATCCGTAAGCTGATCCACTTCCATTGCCTTTCCTCCAACTGCTTTACCCAGTGAGCGGGCCTGCAGGATGCAGGGTTAATAAAAACTTCGGTATCGCCGTGAGCGCGTCGCGTAAGCGAAAAAGCCAATAAAAAAGCCGCCCGAAACTTCTAGGCGGCTTGACAAAGCGGGGAATAGGAAATACTCCTATAAATTCCCCTGTTTCCAGGAAATTCCTACCGAATGGCGGAATTCGAGTTCTTCGGGCCCGTTAACAGATAACGTGGCGTAGCAGGAAGGTCGTCCACCGCGCCGATGTTGGGCGGGTTGTAAAATTGCTTGCCGTAAAAATCCTTGCCGCCAAGATATGTCCCGCCCCTCTTCAAAGCGGCAGCCCGCGGCCGATATGATGCATCCAGCAGAGGGTCAATACTCAAGTCATTCGGCCCAGCAGGAATATCAACGTACGGCGTCACTGCCCCATAAATACAGTTGTAATCCGCGTTAACTGATGGGTTTGCTCCTAACGAAAATCCGATGGCACAGTTGTGCAGTATATTGTTCTTCACCGTTATGTTTCCTACCAGCACATCGGTTCCTGCCTTCCAGATTCCCGCATTGCAGTTGATGAAGGTATTATTCCGCACCACGTTGCCGGTCTCTTCAGCTCTGCCGTAAAATACGCCCCGGTTGCAATTCACGACGATATTCCCTGCAAAGGTGGAGCCAATTGCCGTCCAGAATGCAAGCCCTGCTCCGCTATTACGGTCGCCCGTACTGATCAAGTCAGAGATGTGATTTCCAAACGCCAGCCCGCCGATGGTCAGGTTGTCGAAAAAGATTCCGTTTCCATCGATAGGAAATCCATTCTGAAACTCATAAGTCGGAGTGCCAGAACGTATTCCCGATACAGTATTGAACAGTACTTGCGGCGCGATATTCTTGGCCGTCTGGATCCCTGCCCCCGTTACGTAGCAGTTCCGTATTGTGTTATTGATGATCAGTGGCGCCGCGAATCCCGTTACGAGCAATCCACCGTGATTACCATTCGGGCCAGCGACGGTGCCGCAGTCGTATATCGTGTTACCGGAGATTGTAAGGCCCGGAGAGTAAATCGACGGTGGCGTCACTGTATCGTTATTGGAGGTACGCAAATAGACTGGCGGTCCCGGTATATTGTAAACGGTGTTGTTCGAGATCGTGTATCCGGAGAGGCTCGAGGTCGTCCAGGCCGAATTGGTGGAGGCGATCGAAAGCTGTATGCCGTATAAATTGGTGTCATGTACAGTGTTTCCAGCCACCATGACGCCGGCGGATATAATCGAAGCTGTTGCGATAGACTGATTAATGCCCGCAATTGTCTGGCCGTAAATCATGTTGTTGGTTATCGAACAGGAAGTGAAAGCAACGTTACTAGCTAACGTCACCCCCGCCACACCTCCGATGAGCGTGCAGCGGTCCACAACGAAACCCGTCTTTGCTGAAAGGTAGATACAGTTATAACCCGGAGCCGCGCTGGTGATCGTAATGGATTTCAAGGTCGTGTAGTTCCTGCCGGCATCGAAAAATCCGGTAGAACTGAAAGAGATGGTGCCGGGTATTGCATAGTCCCCACGAATTGTTACCCGGGTAGCCTCAGATGCTGCGCCATGGGCTCCAATCGCTATGGATGCCGTATAGCTGTGCGCTCCGCAAAGATAAAGGGTATCCCCCGCAACAACTCCAGTCCCACCCCAAACGATTTCCGACCAGCTGCCCCAGGCTGTAGCATACGATGTGCCATTTCGAATGCCGCTATGCGATGCGTCAGGGCGAACATACCATGTCGTCATATCAGGCGCCTACGAAATGCAACATGCGATAGTACTCCAGCACGAGCGCTTCATTTACTGCCCTTTGCCCGGTGATTTGCACGATCACATCCACGGAGAAATCGATTGCATAAGTCGCCGGCGCGCCAGATCCCGCCGTGACATAGGTGTTATCGTACGGCTGAATCTGGGAGCCGAGCGAATTACGGTTGGCCAGTACTACGAGAGGCGCTTCCTTGGCGGATGTCGTGCGGGTTGCCGAGTAAACGGTCATGCCGCCAACCTTGACTTTGAGTATCTTGTTATTTGCGCTGCTCGCGAACGTCCAGAGCGGCTCGATTTGCAATATGCTGTTTACACCCAGCGTCCCGGCAGGGATTACGAATACCGCGAGAATCTCGTCAATAGCAGTCAAGACACACGGCGCGGGTACGGCCGAACTGGTCAATACTTCAATTGGCTGAGTAATCAGCGGATGATTTTCAGCATCCGCCACCGCGATAAGCTGCGCCTCCGTGGCCGGATCAAACCTTGCTATTGCCCCCTTCCCGTACCTATACCCGCCAACCGTTTCATCGTTCAAAAATCTGATCATTTTTTTCCTTTATGAGCGTTAAAAATGTTTTGCGGGACCTTCATCCCTTATGACAGTGCTTCGCGCATCTCATCTCATGAATCTTTAAAATTAACCGCCTTATTCCCGATCGCCTATGCCGCCGACCTTGCGCAGTTGATCCGCCAGCTCATGCCGGTTTGGCACATCCGACAGCTCAAGCATTGCAGGATAAAGAACCGCCTGATATTGCGGTGGGGCGGCGCCCACAATCTGTGTAAAAGCATGCAACTGCTGGGCGCGGAAACTGGGTGTAGCCGGAATGTCTTCCAGCACGACTTTGACCTGAGCCGAAGCAATGTCATTTTCGACTGAAGGGCCGGTATTCGTCATGACGGGGCGATTGAAGTAGATGATCTTCTGCCTGGCGCCCTGCTTAACAGCCACAGTCGTTTCACCGGCCAGCATGTCCTGCTTGATGAGCGCCAGAAGTTGCTGCCCAACCATTCTGCGGGCGTAACGGAAATTATCGTTAGGCTCTGCCAATACGGTTGAACCCTGCTCTACCAGGCTACTGATGGCGATACCGCTGGTTGCCGAGGTATCCGCTCCCAGCATTGCACGATATATACCCCCCACTTCCTCGATTCGCCGCTTGCGCTCCTGCATCAACTGGAATACTTGCGCTGCCAGTTGGTGCTCGCGGATCACCTTGAATCCACCTGCGTTCCGCCTCTGGGCGTTCAATACAGTCATGGAACGCAAGCTACTGACATTGTTGGCTACTTCCTGGTACGTATTCTGGCTTAGATCCAACGCGTCGTTATCGATCTCAACCTTCACCGAGTTCAGCACTTCGTATAGCAAAATATCCAGATCGATGATCTGATCCTGTGGCCCGCGCATATCCCGGATCAATCCGTAAGGCGCGCGGCTACGATCCTTGCGAAAGCACCAGAATGGAACATATGGAAAATCAGTGTGCGGCAGCGGACTGGGTACATCCAGCAGCTTATGCGGCCCCAGCCAGATCGAGACGCGCATCTTGGAAAGCAGTGATTTCTGGACTTGCACCAGTCCTTGCGCTACAGCCGCTTGATGGTAGGGATTGTCCTCCCGGTACTGGATTGCTTTTCCATTGGCCAGGACCAGCACGTACCCGTCTTCGTGATGCCGGTACCATAGCTCGGACAAACGCACCATGCCCGAGTTGCGGTTCAGGTAATCGTCCTGATTTCGCCCCCACGTCTGCTCGACCTCGTACGCTCGAGCCATACCGGTATCTGAGCCGTCATAGACGTCTACATTATTCCAGCCGCTCCAACTGTTCTCCAGCAGATTGGAATGCTCGGGGAACATTTGTGCAGCCTGCAGACGGTCTACCCACTTATCCCGTCGCAGATAGCGGGCATCGGACAAGTCGGGTTCCCTTGAAGTCCAGTCCCAATAGATATCGTTGCGATGTACTTCCCGGACGCGGTAGGGATATCTCAGCGG